GATACCGCCGCCCTTTGACTTGCTGGTGCTGGCGCTTTCATTGTGCGGCGCACCCACAATGCCACCATAGCCTTGCAAGTATTGCATGCGTTGCATTTCCGGAGACATGCCCATCATGCCACCCGTCATGCCCAGCGCACCCAGGGCCCGGGTTTGATCGCCGGCATACTGCTGGCCATAGAATTGGCCCATCTGCTGGCCCATGTTCTGCACGTTTTGAGACTCGGCCACGCCATGCCGGCCACCACCATACCCACCCGTTAAACCAGCCTGGCCGCCGGTGGCCTGGTTCATCCGCCCCAGCTGCTGGTGGAATTGATCGCCCATCTGGTTCAAATACGGATTGCCTTGCGGGTTTAACAGATTGCCATAGGCTTGCTGCGCCTGGCCCGGTATTTCTGTCTGCGGCTGGAAACCTTCATATAGGCCCTGGCCCTTGCCATACAGATCCGTTAAAAATGGCGCCATCGCTTCCCATACTTGGGACTGGCTGCCGCTGCTCGATTTGCTTCCGCTCAAACTTCCCATTATAAATCCCTCGTCACTGTGACCATCTTTTCAGTAAAGCCCCGGTTTTTCAAATGGCGGACCCAGCCGCGGCGCCCGGTAATGGCCACGCTGTCACACTTCAATTGCCGTGCGAGCTCCAATATCGTTTTTTCCATGTCGTGGTCCCATTCCGGCAGATCATTGCCCCAGGCCAGGCCCACTTCAAAAACCCGCTTGGCGCCATCGGTGACCGTGGTCACAATGGTGGCCAGGTGCACGCCCTGGCGGCTGGCAGTCAGCAGCATCACTTCACCTTTGCTGGCCGCGGTGCGTATTCCAGCGGCGGACTGCAGGCCCACGCCTTTAGCCAGGCAGCGTTCAATGCCCGGGCCGATAATGGGCCACATTTCCAGTATCTTGCCGGGTGGTATGGCCGCGATCATTCCTGCGCCGTACTGGTCAGACTGGCAAAACTGGTGACTTGCGTGGTGCCCACAAACTGGTCATGCACTAATTCTATGGTCCAGCGTACCACGTCCAAATGTTTCAGAAACCCCGATATAGACAGCGCGCAAGACAGCGGGTAAGCGTCATCGCCCACGTCTGTGTTGCTCCACAGCTCCACATCATTCACATACATGTGCAGGATGGCCGCATAATCCTTGTTGCCGCCGCCGAAAGGCTGCACCACTGAATTGACATTGATCTGGAACAGCCCATTTAATGGCACAGTCCATTCACCAGTCACGTTATCCCAGCCACCGCCAGGCAGGTCCAGCACCGGATTGCCTAGTTCATTTTCAAATAACCTAAATTCCTGGGGAACGGTGGACACCGGCACCCCGGATGCTTGTTGCGCCACGTTCATGCCCACCGGGAATTCTGTCAGCGCCCTGCTAATCCGCCATAGTTCATCATATAGAAAGGTAATGAGCGCCGGCAGATTGTCCGGCACATTGCCAGGATAGTATGGCTCGGCTGGGGTTTTGGCCATTACCAGTTACCCTGCAGTGCATAATCGATATCGATGCTATTCAAGCGCCACAAGGTTTCCTGTTCGCCTGAAATCTCGAAACTAAGAAACCGGCCTGTTACCAGGAAATCCGTTTTGCTGAATTGTCCGGCGGACATTAGCACCCGCTGGGTCCAGGTTATGGGGTCCGCGGTTTGCATCTGCCAGCCCACCCGGACGAAATACCCTTCACTGTCTGGTGTACCGGCCAGCAGTTCAAACTGGTTCCAGATAGCGGTCACCAGTTTAACCACCTGGGCCTGGCCGAAATCTTTAGACTCCAGGGACAGAAATACCGGCACCTTTGCCCCGTCCCTTAAATATCCATCCATCGCCAGCATGCGCTGGCCGGCATAATCCGCCATCACCAGCAAATCCGTGGTGGGGTTAAACTGGCGCTGGTTCCACCTTCCTTCCCGTTCATCCCAGGTATCGGCCTGGCCGTCCCAGGTATAATCCGCGCCTGGGTCATTCAGTATGCCGCGGCTGGTGAATGGTATTTCAGGGACTTCTGATATACCCCAGCTGTCCGATTGCACGTCATAGACATAGGCGGTATCGCACATTATGTGCCCGGTTTTGGGGAACATCACCCACAATTCTTTTGTGGCGTGGCTGGCCACCACGTGGCTGGCCGTATAGGTGTCATTGCTTATCTGGCCAAACAGCGTATTGCGCAGCCGGCCATCAATCAAACTTTGCACTTCCTGGCCATTGTGCCGGATGATATCGCCGTCTGTTATGACGTAATGCTGGCCATACATTTCCGCCACGCAGTTCCGGGCCAGTATGCCACTGGTGACAAAGGCGCCACGCTGGCTGAAAACAAACTGGCCCGCAATGAATTGCATGATAAAGGTGGAATGCTGCTTATAGCATACAAACTGGTCCCGCAATGCCTCGCCATCGATAACAGCGCCCACGGTGGTGGCCAGGGTAAAGTTTCCGGCTTCATTGTCCGGCGTGGGCGTCCACTCCTGGGGAATGGTCCCTGGGTTTGCTGCACTGGACCAGGTTACCAGCTCCGGATAATCGCCGGACCCGTCACTGATATCCATAGCAATCAGGTGGTGTTTAAACGGGCGCAGCGCCTTGCAGGTTTGCCCCGCCGGCCAGCCCGGCAGGTCCGTGCATATATTGCCGGTATCCAGGTCCCACCAGAATGGCGGGCCGGTGCCGGTATTGATCACCGGAATACCATTTAATAGTCCGCCGGTAATCTCGCCAGCATTCAGCACCGGAATGCCACCGGCTGGGGTGATATCCCAATGGGTGACGCCATCAGTAACGCCCACGCCCGCCGCGGTATCACCCACGTTATTGCCTACATAGATCCAGTAATAGGCGGTGACCGTGAAAATAGGCTGCAGCCATAACGGTTTGAACAGGCAGGCGCCCACGGCATCCTTCCACCCAGGTGCTGCGCTTGCAAAGCCATTGGGGAACACCACATTATTGCACCCATTCCAGGCTTCAAAACCCAGCTCCGCCGGCGCCACGTCCTGGACCACTCCCGATGGGCGTATAGTTTCCTTCATTAGTATTTGATGATTAACATCACCGTCATATTTTTGGGCCGGGCTTCTGTGCCACCGCTTGAACTGGTGGTCTGGTTAGCCAGGTTTGTTACATCGCCGCGGTCAAAATTTGTGCTGCCACCATCATTCAGTGAGCCCACCACCAGGTGGGTATGTGCTTTGTTATCATCACCCTGCGTGCTGCCAGCCGCCCTGGGTCCGCTTGGGTCCACCGCCGCGTCCGTGGACCAGCCCCGCAAGAATTGGCCTTCCATGTCGGGCGTATTGGCACCTACCAGCGCGATTAAATCGGTATGCTCCCCAGGGATGGCGGACCCATCGCACGGCAGCCACCCATCTGGCGCCACTGCGCCCATGTATGGCAGCACGCACCCAATGGGACATAATGGGCTGCCTCCCGCCGCGGCGCCGGCTAACAGGTTTAAATCGGCCTGGCCCGCTGTCACTGGTCCGGTGATGGCGGGGAAACTATCCTGCACCGCTTTTTTGGTCCCGCGTATATGATCATCACCCTGGGCTGAACTGTCCGCCCCGGCTGGATTATTCGGGTTTAAACTATCGATAAATTCAAAAGTTTCTAAGCCCATTACGTGGCCCTCATTTGGATTGAATTACCACTATATCTGGCAGACTCGGCCCGGGTGTTCAACACTTCGGCCATATCCCTATACATGGTGGCCCAGCTGGCCTGGCCGCTTTCATGCTCCAGGAATGGCATGGCTTCTACCATGACAGCGTATAGCCACAATTGCGGGTGCTGGCTTAATACCTTTGTTTCCTGCAGGTCACTGGTCAAGTCTGGATTTTTGGCAAAGTAAAACAGCTCAAGTGTGAGCTCGCTTTCTGCAGTGCCTTGCGGGTACAGCTCCACCTGATTATTGAAGATAGTGTAAAACCGTGGCGGGCCTTCCAGGCGCTGGAATGTCATGTTATCCAGCTGTTCTGGCGTTAGATACTCCAGCGCCAGCTGGCCGCGGTAATCCACCTGGATATTGCGCATTTCAATGAAGTCAGCCGGCAGCGGGATATACTGCGCCACGGCTGGGGTGGTGGTGCGGTATTCCTGGGCCGCCAGCTTGCAGTCTGAATCTATACGCAAACCGGCCATGGCCACCCAGGTGGGTATTAGGTCATCCAGATCCGTGCGCTTGATGTAGGTGCGGACCAGGGTTTTAAATTCACCATAGTTCATTCGAGATTACTCCCGCGGATGGGCTTGATAAACCGGCGCTTTCCCTTGCGGGTGTAATTCTGTGCAGGTGGCTGCTTATGCCGTATCAAACGCTTCCGTGGCTTTTTCTTCATGGGTCATCACCTTACTTTGTATGGCGCAGACTCTGGACTGGCGCAAAACCGGGCCAGGGCCCGCTGGCGTGTTTCCTTGTCACCGTCAAACATTTCCGGGTATTTTTTCCGTAAATGCCAGTAATCCAGCTCAGGAATGGACAGCGCCAGGCGCCCGAATGACAAGTCATTCACCGCCCCAGGATTGCGCCGCAATTCCTTGTTGCGCTCCAGGATGGCGCTGCGGATATCCGTGGACATGACAAGCCGGGAATGTACCCGCTGTTCTGATTGCGAGTAAACCAGCTCCCGGCCCAGCACGTCCACGGTGCGGTATTATGCTGGCGTGGACAGCATGGGCGTGTTTGTGAACCGCTCGGCCAGCATGGCCAGGCCCTTTTCTTCCAGCACCTTTAGCGTGCAATCCACCGCCATCTGGCGCTTATCGGCCAGGCCGGTTTTGGCCAGTGGTTCCGTGCGGTAGCCGTGCAGCATACCCTGGCGGATTAATGACATATCCAAAATGAAAACATGCGCTTCATCGGTATCGCTGGGCTGCTGTATACGGTTCGGCACCATTTCCAGGCTGCCGAAATCCGTAATAAACAGATTAACAGAACCAAGCGCCGCGGCTTTGTCGCGGCTCTTGTTTTGGTCACTTTCCAG